TGAAGGAGCTAGTGCTACTGAACCTGTCCAGTTGAATACGTCATAAGGGTTAACATTAATGGTACCAGAATATTGTGTTTGTGATATAATCGCAGAACTAGTATATGGTAATGTTATTAAGTCACCTGTTTTTGTTGTGCCTGAACCAGCTGCATGATATGCTAGCGCAGCATTACCTTGAGAAAATGAAGGTCTTAATGTACGATTAGGTATATCAACAGAAGCTCTATATTCTGGTGAACCAGAATTTGACATTCTTGTATTTGCAAATCCATCTACTAAATAACCAGACTTCCACCTTAAACTATAAGGGGATGCTGTATCTAAAATTTGTTTGTTTTGTGCTTCAGTTTCTAAGAAATTAAGAGCAGCATAATATTCTACTTGTCCTATACGAGTATCAAGATGTCCAATATCACGCATTGTATAACGTCTTTGGTCAATATATTCAACACCAACTTCTCCTGGGGTTAATGTATATGGAGGAATACTTAATGTATATAAATGCATTGCATCTTTAGGAATACCTGGTGCTTTTGCATTACGTGATGGAACACCCGGTGAAACACCGAATACACCAGCAGAATTTATATAAACTTTATCCATTCTTGCTAAATATAATTGAATATCAGTTTCAAATTGTGAGTATCTTATAGGAGCAAATGCTGTTTGTGCGCCTGTTCCAGTATAGTTACCACCAGCATTACTTACACGTGGTCTAAAGTCAACTGCACTTCTTAATTCTACACCATCATGTTTAGGAATATCTGCATAGTCAATACCTACATAAGAATCAACTGTAAAGAAGTCACCTGAGGAATGTGAGAAATAATCATATGTAACAGTAAGTGCTACAGAATTAGAAGAAGTTGCTGTGTAATTAGATGTGGTCTTAAGTTTAACCCTTCCTATACCATAGTGAGTATCTGTTTGTCCATTGTCTAAATCAAAGTGTTCGGTAACATCAGCAGAACCTACAGTTTCCTCAACAGATACTATACGATATATGTCTGCATGGCCAAGAGCCATTCCTGTACCAGTAAAGTCATCTAGAGCATTAAATGCTACAGCTTGGTTAACAACTAATGTTTTAGTTTTATGATCTGTAGTTTTAATAACTGGAGCAATTAATCTAACTAATTTGCCAGCAGCTGGTAAGTTAGCTATAATAACATTTGGAGGAGATGCACCATTATTAATTGTAATATCACCTACTAATACTTCTTCACCACCAACTGTTGAGTCAGTATCATTTATTAGAATCCAATTTGTATTAGCTCCTATAGTACCAAACTGTTCGCCAGCAGCTGCAGCAGTAAATGTTGCAGTAAGGCCAGCAGATACTGTTGCTTGAGTAAATATACGATTAGTTTCATAACGATAATTAAAATCATCTGGTTGAGTATCATCAACTTCACTATTACATGTCTTAATTCTATCGTATGGTAATGGATATACTAAAGAGTCCGAACCAATGTTATATGCTGTGGTTGCACCAGAATCAGCGATAGTTGCAGCAAATGTTGTGCCTGCTGCTGTACCTTCACGGTCATCTAGTTGAGTTGCTAGTGTCATTGTACCAGTAAAATCAAATATATGTATTCTATATCTTGATGCTGAAGATGCACCATTACCCGAAACACGTTCGATTGAACGAGCACGGCATGTTCCAACTGAAACACCACTACTATTCTCAATATCTATCTTACCAAATGTAGTAATATCAGGAGTTCCAACCATACTTGTAACTTCAATATAATTATTATGTGTTATCTCTGTAACTTTATCTGTAACTCTTTCTGATGTTCTTGCTCTATCAAAGTGTACATTAGTTGTTGCTAATGTCTGTATTTCATAACCTCTTACATAAGCTTTAGAAGGCTCAACTGCAAGTGATAATTTGGTGGCATCAGGACTTGATGCTTGATGTGTTTTGACAAGGGTTTTAAATGGATTAACATAATAGTTACCAGATTCGTCAAATGTTCTACGAGCTAATACATCTTCTAATTCGTTATAGTCAGGTGACCTTGCATGTTTTGTAATAACACCAGACTCTAATCGAGCTATAAGAACAAAATTACCTGAACTTGCATTAACTGCTTGAGTAGATAGTACTGCTGTAATAGAATAACGATGTGCACCTGGGGCAGACTCATTAGGAGTACCCGTAGCATTATCATTTAATGATGCATCACCACCTGAATTGACAAGGGATTCAGTAACAAGTAAGCCTATATCAAATGATACGCTTGATGTATACTTAGATAATACAATTGTTTTAGCTTTAGTTACAACAAAATGTTTTTTAATATAATAGATACCATCTTCAATAGATACAATTGAACCAAAGCCTGTAGCAGCAGATGCTTTTACTTCGGCTGATTTACTACCTGAAGCAGTTATCGTTGCATTATCTGCAAATACTGTACCACTTATATATTGTACCCATAATGTTATTGGGTCTGAGCCAGAAGCTAGAGCTGCATGAATAACTTTAGCAACATTAGTACCATCAGTAAATTCAGTACCTACTAATTCGGCAACAGTATCATTATTAGCATGAACAGAATCTAATTTTATATAATCAATTTTATTATGAAGATGCACCGCGCCTGGAATAACAACTGAACCATCTTTAAATACATGGTCACCCGTAGATGATATTTGATTTTGTAATGATGATTGAAGCTGAGTTAATTCCCGTGCTTGTACAGCCTTACCTGGTCTAAATAATATCTTTTGATATTTTTCTTTAGGACTTAGACCGTCCGCACCGGCGGTTTCAAAGTCGTCCCAGTATGGTTCTACGTTAAATGCTATTGCCATGTTTCTTTCCTATTAAAATGCGATTACTAATCTTACTGTCTCTACTTGACCTGCTGCTCTCGTGGTTGCTGTTCTATTCTCCACAAACATTACATCACCTGAATTATGATTAATTAAAGGTACTCCTACTGCTGTGATATCATCACCTGCAGAAGATGCACCCGTTGCGCGAGTAAAATGAGATGTAGTAAATGTACCAAAACCTGTAGATTCATTTTGTATATAATGTAATACACCACTAGCGTTATTATATTCTACACATATACCTTTAGCACCAACTGTGCCTGAAGTATGACCTTCAAAAGCAAAGTCAGCAACATATGTACTAGCTAATGCAGCAGGAATTGTTACGCTCTTACATGTATTATATGTATTAGCTTCTGCAACTTGAGCAATAGTACCTGTAGTTGAACCAGTTAGTGTTGTAACAAGAGCTTTATATACTTCTCCAACAACTGGGTCACCACTTGTTGACCCTGCAGTTGCCCACAACGCATCAGTAGTTGTACCTATTGTTAAAATCTTATAAAAGTTACCAACTACCATTGAGGCAGCGGCTGTTACTGTTGTTGGTCCATCATTGGCTTCTTCAATTGGATTTTTAATAAGAGCCAATTGTCTAAAGTCATTTGAATCAGGAATTGTAGCTGATTCATCACCTGTCCATGTAGTATTAATTGTTACATAGTGTGAACGTAAGTCATTATTTGGGTCTTTACCAAATCCACCTGGAGGACCAATCACTGGTCTTACTGCACCATTTGAACCTGAACCACCTGTTACTGTAACAATAGCGTGGGTATAACCCGTACCAGCATTAGTCATTACAATATCTGTAATAGCTCCACCAGTTACTGTAGCTGTAGCCGTAGCACTTGCACCATCACCGACAATAGCCAATGTTGGAGCTGAAGTATATCCAGTTCCTGCAGTAGTTATTTTCATATTATATATAGCTCCATCAACTGCATTAGTCTGTACACTCCATTGATTAATCAATGCTGCGTCAGAACCTCCAGCTGGTGCTTCTTTAATAACCCTACTTGGTATGAATGATGCTGTTAAAAACTTTGTCACATCAGTTGACGGGATTGTATACATGTATTTCCATATATAGCCATCTGTTGCTGAAAAATTAATTATACCTGTTGTTTGAACACCACCTGGTGAAACGTCTGGGTTTGTTGTACTTGCTCCTGCTCCAGATTTCAAACAAAGATAAACGTTATTATTATCTGAAATAACGTGATATACTTTGCCTTCAATGTTGGTGTCTTGGTCATCATATTCTATATACGTAGTACCAGAAACCCATAGGTTCCTTGGTGCACAATGAATAATATCTGTACTAGCAATTTTCTTCATGGCAAACATGTTTTCCCATAAAGTATTATTAGTATAATCATTTTCATATGGGGTTGTTGGAACTGTATCATCAGTCCACGCATTAGGCCGTCCCAAGGCCATATAGAATGTGTTTGATGCAAGACTAGCTAAGAATTTATCTGTTGTATCTAATCTAAATTTGCTAGTTATTATTGCTGCCATGTCTTTTCCTTTATTATGTTATGAAATCACGAGTGAACTTGCTCCACCCAATCCGAATTGTAAACCTATATTGTTATTTATACTATCTTGAACTGTGTATTGAGCAAAATCGCTATTTGGTCCCAAATATCTGAACTTCATGTTCTCCCAATGGTTCCACATACCTATTCTACCGCCACCTGAACCAATATTATAAGTTCCAGTTGTAGTAAATGGTATATGAGTATATGTTTTCTCTAATATATGACTATTAAATTGTACTGGACCAACTTGGAATGCACCAATGTTAATATTAATTTTACCTGCTGGTAGTAACCAACCATATTGTGATGGTATACCCGAGGTTAATAATTTAACTAATATTACAATCTCACCAAAAAACTTAAATCCTGCTGGGTGAATTAATCTTGTAAATGCATTTTTCCAATCAGCTACGTTCTTACCAGTCTTAAGAACATATGAGAATTTTTGGTAGTAGTAAGAGTCTTGTAAATATTTTTTATCTGATAAAAAACCATCATTGGTTAAAAACAAACCTTTAGGATATGTTTTAACCACATCACCATTTGCTAATGCACTTGTGAATGTTAATTTATATTTTGTTGTAGTATCTGAATATACCGCCTCAACATAATCTGTTCCTGGTGTTTGATATACATCATTAACAAATACCACATCATCATCAAATAATGCTGGATTACCACCATCATTATTTCCAGTTACTATTGTTGGTGTTCCACTAATTGTGAAGGTATTTGATGGTGTATAGTTAGCTTGGGTTGCTATGATATCGGTTGTTTGGTCTGTCCAATCTCCATCTGATGGATTAAGTATATCTATAAATGGAAAATATGTTTCAACCTCATCATCATATATCACCCTAAAAAATGATGTAATAGATTCTGGTGTACCCCTACTTCTATAGAACTCAACAAGCCTTTTATAAAATTTCCTTGGGTCTGTAGCAAAGTCTCTTGGTACCGCAATACCAATCTCATTTTGTAATTCTGTAA